TCATGAGCGCTTGGACACCAGATTGGAAATTAATTGTCGGTGGGGTTGATTATACTGACATAGCAATAAGTGATATTCGGCATGAGGCTGGTCGTGATGATATTTATTCACAGCCAAATCCATCTTATATTCAAATAACTTTAGTTGCCTTAAATAATCAAACCCTACCTTTTGACATTAATGACAGTTTAGATTTACAGGTCAAAGATAGTTCAGCAACTTATGTAAGTTTATTTGGTGGGGATATTACGGATATAACTGTTGAGGTTGGTCAAACAGGTGCAACTGCCACAGTTATCCAATACACAATAATCGCTATGGGATCACTTGCCAGAATAGCTAGAGAAATTTGGAATGACAACATTTCTCAGGATGAGGATGGAAATCAAATTTATGAAATCCTTTCTAGCGTATTGCTTGGAACTTGGAATGATGTGCCAGCAGCTTCTCAATGGTCAACTTATAGCGCAACCGAAACTTGGCTTCAAGCCGTTAATATAGGACTTGGCGATATAGATCAGCCGGGTCTTTACACGATGAGTTCTCAATCAAATGTAACTGACACCATTTACAATGTAGTTGCTGATATTGCAAACTCCGCCTTTGGTTATATTTATGAGGATAGTTCAGGGAATATAGGTTATGCAGATGCAGATCATAGGCAAACTTATCTTGCAGCTAATGGTTATATTGATCTTGATGCTGGTCATGCTTTAGGTGGTGGCTTATCTACAGTTATGCGCTCAGGTGATGTTAGGAATGATATTTATCTTAATTATGGCAATAACTATAACTCACAGGAAACAGCTACAGATGCCGCATCTATTGCCTTATATGGCTACAAAGCAGAAACCATTAACTCAAGAATTCATGGCTCAGCCGATGCTCAAGAGGTTGCAGATCGGTATATTGCTCAAAGAGCTTATCCATTACCTAAGTTCCAATCGATCACTTTTCCAATAACTAATTCAGAAATCGACAATACTGATCGAGATGCTTTACTAGGTGTCTTTATGGGAATGCCGGTTTATCTGACTAACTTACCAATCCAAATTTCAGGTGGAGCATTTGAAGGTTATGTTGAGGGTTGGTCTTGGAGCACTCGATTTAATGAGCTGTTTTTGACAATAAATGTTTCACCAGTTGCCTTTAGTCAGGTAGCGATGAGATGGAATTCCGTGCCAATTACTGAGGCTTGGAACACAATAGACAACACTTTGACATGGGAATACGCTACAATCGTAGCCTGAGGATAGGATAATATGGCAACTACCACGAACTACGGCTGGACAACTCCAGACGACACCGACTTAGTCAAGGATGGCGCAGCTGCAATTCGCACGCTTGGAACATCGGTTGACACCACTACAAAAGCATTAAACCCATCAACAACTCTTGGCGATATTGAATATCGTTCGTCAACTGCTAACACAAATACAAGACTTGGAATTGGAACAACAGGTCAAGTTTTATCTGTTTCAGGTGGAGTTCCTGCTTGGGCAACTCCCGTTGCTGGATCTTTAACTTTACTTTCAACTACCACATTATCAGGTGCAACAACTACAATAAGTTCAATCAGCACTGCTTATACAAACTTATACATTCTTTTTGAAAATATGTATTCAGGCAACGGCATAGATTTGGGTTTGAGATTTAATAGTGACACGGCTTCAAATTACTGTTGGAGTGGAATTTCAACAGGTAACGGAAATCTTAATGCTAGAGGAAACCTTAATCAAACTGAAATTGTTGTTAACGATTTTTCACCATCAGGCGATCAAACAAAAAATAATGGTTATGCTTTAATGGAATTACCAAGATACACAACAACAAGCGGAAACCAATTTGTAAAAATAGATTACAAAGCGCGGGCTTCAACAAATTATTCAGGTGGAACATTTACCTGTGCTTATGCTAAATCTGCTGCGATAACATCAATCAGTTTAACTGCTGGCAATTCAACTTGGACTGCTGGAACTGTCTATATTTATGGAGTTAACTAATGACTAAATCTAATCGACCAATGGTCAGAATTCATGACATCGAAACTGACGAAATTATCGACAGACAAATGAATGATGATGAATTTGCTGTTTATCAAGCACAAATAGAGGCATTGGCTAACTTAAAAGCTGAAGCGGAAGCAAAAGCAACAGCACGCCAAGAAATTCTTGATCGTCTTGGTTTGACTGCTGATGAAGCAAAATTGCTACTTGGCTAATGAAGCCTTACCTATCTAAAGCTGCTGATACTTTACGCGATCAAGTAAATGATACTTTCGTGGATCGCAGCCGGAAAGCTGATGGATGGATCGGTGATCTTAAGCATCAATCAAGGAAGTCCGACCATAACCCAAGACCATCAGGTGAGGTATGCGCAATCGATATTGACGCTGGCTTATCTGACGAACAAGGGATTAGTCACGCTCTGGCAGATCAGCTTCGACTCGCAGCAAAAAAAGATAAGCGTATTTCTTACATAATCCATGCTGGTAAAATATGTTCAGCAAAGTCGCTATGGCGTTGGGTCAAGTATCGGGGCATTAATCCACATCATAAGCACATCCATGTAAGTTTTAAGCCAAATCAAAATGGCGACAAATTTAACATCCCACTACTGAAAGGCAACTAATGAAACTAACCAAAAAACACAAAGCAGCAATTAAGTCATATTTAAGAGCTGTCGCAGCTAGTGGAATAACAGTTGCTTTAGCAATCGTGGCTGACATTCATCCAGCCTATGCAACTTTACTTGGTGCTTTAGTTGCGCCTATTGTAAAAGCAGTTGATCCAAAATCAGGGAGCGAAGCGGATTATGGTCTTAGCGAAAAATGACACCCAACGAATTAGTCGCATTTGGCGTTGGCGTTTGCAGTATCGCGGGCGCTTTATTGCTGGCTCTACGATGGGTTATTAAAAGTTTTTTAAGCGAACTTAAACCGAATTCTGGCAGTTCAATTAAAGATCAAATTACTAGACTTGAACAGCGTGTTGATGATCTGTTCGTCTTAATCAGTAAGCGATAATTTTGCTATGGCGAACACACGGAAACACACTAAACGAAAAAAAGTCAACCGGAGAGTAGTTCGCCACACTCCTGAGCCTTTAAGTAAATTAGAGGTTTTTTATATTGCCAAACATGAAATGTTTAGAGCTGCACGCAAGGCTGGATTTAGTGAGTCATGTGCGCTTTATTTAATGGATAATCCTGAGTCAATGCCTGATTGGATCGTAGGCGACAAAGGGATCATCCCAACTATTCCTACTCCAGACGAGGATGACGACTAAATTAAGCGTTACTTGGTAATTTCTGATTTACAGATTCCATACCACCATGAAGTAGCAGTTAAGAATGTCATTAAGTTAGCAAAGAAAGAAAAATTTGATTCTGTTCTTTGCGTTGGCGATGAAATCGATTTCCAAACAATTAGCCGTTGGGCTGAAAAAACTCCACTTGCTTACCAACAAACCCTTGATGATGACCGAAAGGCAACTCAAGATATTTTGTGGGCATTAACTGAGAATGCAAAAGAAGCTCATATTGTTAGATCAAACCATACAGATAGACTTTACAATACATTACTAAAAGTGCCGGGCTTGATTAGTTTGCCTGAGCTGCAATACGCCAAGTTCATGGACTTTGATTCTTTAGGTATTACTTTCCATAAATCATTCTACGAATTCGAAAAGGGCTGGATCTTGGCTCATGGGGATGAAGGCAACGCAAACCCTAATGCTGGAATGACTGCGTTGAACCTAGCCAGAAAGACTGGTAAGTCTTGCGTTATCGGCCACACCCATAGGTTAGGCATGAGTGCCTATTCTGAGGGCATAGGAGGCCATTACAGGCCTTTATATGGCATTGAGGTAGGAAACCTTATGAATAAGGCAAAAGCCTCTTATACGCGAACTGTGGCCAATTGGCAGATGGGTATAGCAATCCTTGAATGGAATGGCAAAAACATGACTCCAACCCTTATTCCGATTAATAAAGATGGCTCATTTACAGCTCTAGGAAAG